TAAATTTAAATGTGGATTTTCTTCATCCACACATTGTCGATAAGGTTTAACATTATTTCTATTAGACGAAATTGTACCTCTCTTGTACCCGCTTCTGGCTCCATCGTTTGCCTCCACCCAATGACCCCAACAACCGGCCTTAACTTGTCTTACTGTTTCGCATCCAACAACCATCCATGTCGCCATTATAATAAAACTTAATAATAGCTTTTTTTGCATTTGCTCCTTTACTGTTCTTGTGATTTTTTTTTCATATCGCTATAAACACCAATAAAATAATTATTATAAACAATTCCACGACTAACGCGGTATGATACCATACCCATCTAGTCTCGTATAAATTATCTTCTTTTTCTGATTTACCTCGACCAAAGACATTGTAAATTTTGTCTTTTACATCATCTAACCATATACCAAATTTGTCTTTAAATTGTAATGGCATGACTACTCCAGTTAAATGTTTTAATTATTGATATTCATTGTTTTTTATTCTGAGAATGGTTCTAATTTTTCTATCATGTCATCCACATCTTCTTTTGTGGGGAATCTGCCCAAGTCTTCTTTGGAGAGGAACAGTTCTCCATTACGAAATATATCAAACTGACCTATTTCACCTCCTTCTATTCCACACGTATCCATGACATTACTATTAATGTGAGCAGACAAACTTGCCGCTTGAGGATAGTAGTGTCAAGATGTACAATATTTTATAGTGAACATCAGTTCCCCCTAGTTAAATTTGTATTTTCTGTCTACATACCTAATTTTAGATATGCCGTGATCATAGATATATGCTTCTTTAATTGGGCCATCAATATTCTTATCCCAATAGTCCAAAAACTTTCCAATCCTTGGATAGTCTGGTAGTTGGTCTTTTGTTTGCCAAATAAATTCATTCACTACACTTAAATAATCTGGAATATAATATACTACTTGTACTGATGCAACAGTCCATTTTTTGATTATGATTTCTACCACGCAAGGTTACCTCCATGCATAAGGTTTTTGTTATGGTAATCCGCTTTCTTTGTAGTGAAAAAATGATTCACTATTAAACGATTTATCACAAATATACATATCAAAATGTGGTTTATTTCCTACTTCTAAATGGTGATACTTACATCCCCATTCTTCTAATTGATTACGAGTGAGTTCTGTAAAATCATCCCCCGATACGCACCCCCTAGCAGTCCAATATGTAATATTATGTCCCTTATCATATAGGTCATTAATGACATCTATTCTAGCATAATGTGGTGTAGCTTTATTATATTGTGATGACTCGTCAATGTTGTGTTGAAATGGAGTGTCACATATTGTTCCGTCAATATCAACATATATTATTTTTTTCGATTTCATTCTCAATTAACTTCATCTAGATATTTCAAATCATTTTTTGCTTCTTCCAGTTGTTCATAAACCATTTTTAGAGCTTCTTTTTGTGCTGCCGCATGTTCTTCGATAACTTTTTCAAATGTTGCTATTCTGTCCACTACTTGTTGTCTAACTTTTGGATACATACTATTTGGCAACTTCTCATATTTATTTTCCTGACTCATCTACCAGTTCCTTTTGTTTTTTGTTACTAATTTCTCGTCTTCTTATAGACAAATTATATAAAGCTACAGATATTTCTCGTAAACTTTTATCATCCATATAATCTAGATAATTAAGAATTCTCATTTTCCTTGTATCATTATCAATTTCACGTTCCATCAAACCATACTCCTTTTGGATTATTTTTGATTTTATGTCTTTCCATTATTAGCTTCCTTGCTGAAGGATTGTCTTCATTCCATCTTTTGGCCCTAATTATACACATTTTTTTATTTTTTTGATACCACTCTTTCTGACTTTTCTTTTTCTTTTTACTATTCTTCTGTTGATCTAAAACTACTTCTTTATTTCTATGATACCACTCTCTCTTTTGTCTTTTTCTTTGAGTATTTTGATTCATAATTTCAAAGAGTTGATGAAAGTTATCTTTTGACTTAGATTCGTGGGTTTCCCTATACAAGAAGCTCTTCCCAACCGTATTTACATATCCAATAAGAATCTACAATATCAGTTATAGGATTCGTTAGTTTATTTGATTTTGGTCTAAGGGTTTTCTGAAGGTCTGATGGTGTATTAGATTCTTCAGAAAATGCGTCATACATTAAATCTTTATTCGCATTACCCTTACCTGTGGCATATTTTTTAATAACTGAGGGGGGTATTGAAGTAAAAACTTGTTTTACTTTATACATTTTATGTTTGAGTAGTCCAGAATTTTCTGCAACAGAACGAACATAAGACTTACCAGAAGTAGCAAATGCGTATCCTTCCATGAATATTTGACATCCATTAATTATACTCATAGCCCAATCTGAAAGTAGATCATGTCTTTGTTCCTCTGTTTCCCATTCTGGATATGTCTCTGTGTGTAAATTTAAAATCTCATGTTGGGTGGGCCCCCCCCGTTTTCGAGGATTTTCCAGATAATATAGATCACAATCATCGAAATTAAAAAATCCATCATCGTCATCAGTCGATTTCCATATACATATTGCGGGGGATGTTAACGAATAATCAATCCCAGCCAGTTTCTTCATCATCTATAATCTCTACAGGTTCTTCAATCAGATTACTGCAGAAAGGACAACATTCAATAGATTGTTTAGGTCTTTTGTTCACCACATACTTAATTGTGTATTCCTTATCACAGTAATCACACAGTATCTCATAAAGTATATAGTCATCGTAAGATTCGTTGGCCGCTTCAATCATCTTAATTTCTATAGGCATCCATTTCCCCTGTTAAATTATTTCACATCCACCTGCCGTACATGCCATTTCTTGACTTGCTATGGTATAGTCTTGTGATTCGTATTTTGATAACTTTGCCCAATCCACATTTTTTGGCATAGTCTTTACGGTTTCTTTATACTCTTCCTCCGTACAGTCTTGATATGGTGCCTGACGATACGCATGCTCACTAAATGGAAGAAAGGATATACCACTAATAGAATCAAAATGATCATACACCCAAGCTGCTACTTCAACCCACTCATCTTCCTTTACGGAAATTGTAACAGATGGTTTATGTTCACACCAACTTTCTGCATAAACTTTCCATAGTTCTAATTGTTCCAATGCAGTCATATCCATACGACAAACTGCTCCTTTTGGAGTTTTCATTGGAAATGAAAAGACTGTTGTATGTTCTGGTTTTGTTACGTCTACCTCATTTGGAAACCCCATATTTTTCATAAGTTTACAAAGGGGGTCTTTATTGTCTGCTCTTACAGTACGGATATAATAAGGATTATGACGGGCATGAATACCAGAAGCAGAATCAACAAGCTGAGATACAGTACCACTTGGTTTAACACAAGTAATGGCTGCACTAACTGGAATTCCAAGTTTATCTGCCCATTCTTTATTAGTTTCATAAGCAACAGTCCTGAGTTCTTCTAATAATTTATCTAGTCCTTTTTTAGATCCATTTGTAAGAGGACTATCCATTATTCCTGTGAGTGATACTCCCAATAATCGTTCCTCATCACAGTTCTTTTTCCACTCTCTTGAAAGATATCTAAAGTTGGTAAGGGTTGATTGAAATGTTCCAAGGATAGCCGCAGTTCTAACTTTTTCTTTGAGAGATTCGCGAGTGTCTTCTCGTCTGACAACGCACTCTGAGAGGTTGCAGAATTCTCGTGACCGTAAAATGATCTCGCTGCATGGATTTGTGCCAAAGTCCTCTCTAGCGATTCGTCTTGTAATAAATTTTCCATCTTCATCTTTATATCTTTCATTTAATTGTTCAACTGTTTTTTTGGCTGACATACCATTATAAATTCCACGTTCTCCCGACTTGGAGTCATATAGGGATAACCACTCTCGCATGAAAGTACCAACGTCTGGTTTTTCTTTATAGTTAACCGAGTTGTTTGCAAGTGCTCTTTGGACATTGTGTGTATACCACTCACCATGCTTGGCGAAACGCATCTCACGATCATTAAGATTAGACAGGCTGATGAGAGCGCTCCTACGAACGCCCCCCACAACCACGATTTCTGCTG